AAGGTTACGATGCAGTCAATGGGACTCGACCCCAATAACCTAAGTGCTGAGTACCCGGCAGGTAGCCAAGGTAAGAAAAAGTTTTTCAATGATGCTGTCCGTAAGGGACTGCAACTTACTGGATTCCGCAGAATGGACCAGCTAATGAAGGAGACTAACTTGACGGCGAACTACAATCGATATCGCAAGACAGCGAGGTTAGCTCCTAATAATCCCAAGTTTATTAAGTTCCGACAGGAGCTTGAGTTCATGGTTGGGCAAGATGTTGACCAAGTTATCGCTGACTTCAGAGCTAACAAGCACGACAGCGAGTTAGTCCGTGAGGTATTAATACGTAAGTTGCTTGAAACCCAGCCGCTGAATCGCTTCGAGCTTCCGCTCTCGGTATCCGCTAACCCGAACTACAGAATGCTGTACACCATGAAATCATTCTTGGTTAAGCAGCTTGCACTTGTTGTTCGTAGGTATGCACAGACTCTTTTTGCAGGAACACCTTTATCTCCCAAGGCGAGTGCAACCGCTAGTGAGCGTGTAAGGGCGTTCCGGGATATGGTAAAACTCCTGATTCTTTTCCAAGTTGTTGGACTACCTCTTGACTTCCTCAAGGACTTGATTGCTGGTCGTGACGTTTACCCAGGTGACTACTCAACGAACGCACTCCTTCGTATTGCTGGTATGTCCAAGTACACCTTGTACCAAGCAGAGCGAGGACTCGGTGGTGCGATTGGTTCTTACTTCTTACCGGTCGGACTCGACCAGACCTTTACAACTCTCGATGATATCGGTGGCGTACTCTGGGGTGGCAAGAAAGTACCGGACACCAGAGCCGTGAACTACCTGCCGTTCTCCGATGTGTGGTACTACCGATACGGACCGGGCGTTGAGAAGCAGAAGCGTAAACGCAGCAGAAAGCTGGAAGAGGGTATCGTTCCTTTCTTAAGAATGTAGAAAGAAAAAGCCCCACCCCCCATGCGAAGAGGGTGAGGCTAACCAGTCTACCTACACTATTATACTACACAATGAGCTACCGTTTGTGGTGGGAAAATGAATAAAACCCACCTAGCCCAAATCATGAAAAGTTATATTATACACCAAGGTGGCACAAAATGTCTTTGAGTTTCTTTTTCTCAGCCTGAAGAGCTTTGCGCTGGTTCTCCATGCGAGATATTCTGTAAGATAGATTCCGGGACTCCGCACGAATCATGTCGATTTGAGTTTGGACGCTTTCGATTTGGTGTTCCTTTTTGACTGTAGTTGTTTCTTCCATTTGCAATATGTACTTGGGTCAATATTTAAAGTTTTTGCTGCAATGCGATATGTGTACCCTTTCTTTTTTAGTTTGTCAACCTCGGCAACCAACCTCCGTTTCTCTTTCTTTGTATAGGATGGTCTCATTTTCCTGTCATCTTTCTTAACGAGCCACTCAGCGGTTCCGTATTCCCTCTCCATCATTTCGATGTCCTCAAGTTCTTTCTGGAGTCTCATGTGCGCCCAATGGATAAAGTGAGATATTGACCTAGACATTATTCAAACCTCCCTGTTCCGTGGTAAAATTTAAAGAAACACGTAACATCCCGCATACCCTCACGGTTCTTTGCTAGGTTGTATACTAGCTCAGTATAAGAACCCTTCCAGTCTTTCTTCTTGCTGCTTTCTACATCTTCCTCGCTCGGCCACATAAGCAGAACAACATCAGCATCATTCTCAATGTCCCCGGAATCCTTGAGGTCGTAAAGCTGAAGACCGCCAAACCTTTTAGCACCCTCACGATTTACTTGTGCCAGTAATATTACAGCTACGTTAAGCTCAATAGCCATCTGCTTAATCCTGTGTGAGATATCAGCGATGCCCTCAGCCTTGCCTTTGTTTCCATCGAATGGCACAAGCTGTAGGTAGTCTATGACTACCAGCTTGACTCCCTTCTTTCGTACCAAGTATCGAGTCTGACCCACAAGGTCTTCGGCACTCTTCACTCTGTGGCTGGTGTACAATGGAAGTTTCTTTGCCTCCTCCGAGGACTCTTTGAATCTCTTCTTATCTTCATCGCTGGCGTATCCATCCTGAATGGTTCGCATATTAACCCCAGACATAACTTGAACCATGCGTTTCATTAACTGCTTCTGCGGCATCTCCATTGAGAAGTAAGCGGTCGGTGTACCCTGGTGCTTCATGGCTTTACCAGCAATGAATAAAGACAACGCTGACTTACCGCAGGACGTTGGGGCAGCTAATACTAATACTTCACCAGCAGCGATACCGCCATTGCCCAGAAAACTATCTAGTCTACCGACTGTCGTATGGACTACGTCCGGCTTGTAATCTTCCTCACCCATGCGGTCTACCTCTTCGGAGAGTTCATCGAGTGTATCAGTAATGGTGTAGTCCTCGCTGGTGTTCTTATCAATCTCCAGCATCTGGCTTTCTAGGGACGAGCGAATCTCTTTATATTCTAAGGACTCTCCCTGTGCGGATTCGATAGCAATTTTGCACTCACGAATTAGCCGTCTGAGGTTGCTCTTCTCTGCCACCACACGCGCACAGTATTGTGCCTGTGAGGGCGTTGTAGCCTTGTCCGCAAGACCGAATATACCCGGCATCCCTCCGACCTCATCTAGGGCATTCTGAGCCTTTAGCTCCTCCTCTAGGGTTACCTCGTCAATCGTACGCCCTGAGTTCGACAAGGACTGCAAGGCTGCGAATACTAACTTACTCTTGTGGGAGTAGAAGTCATCAAGGCTGACAATGTTTGATATCGTATCAAACGTGTCCGTATCGGTCTCGCAGATGCAAGTGCCAAGGATTGTATCCTCAGCCTCTGTATTACTTGGTGGGCTTTTTGCCTGTAGGTTCATGCTCAAGTGTCTCCATCATTGCACGAAGACATTGACCAAGAGCTTTTACCTTTATGCGTTCGCTCTCTGGCAAACGGAAAGTATCTATTGAATTGTGTAGGCTCATTAAAGTAGTTATGGATTCTTGGACTGTCTCGCTCATTTATTTTTTAGGTTATGGTGAATACTTGAACTCACCGCCGGATTGCGATGAGCCAAGCATTCTATCACAAGGGTTACGGGTTTTCTTCCCTTTCCAGCATCCCTATGGCTACCAATGAGTAACCAATTAGGTCTCGGAATATGTCCTTGGACTGGTCGCCGTTGGTCGTAACCTTCAGCGAGCCATCAGAACAGAGAGCCTTAGCCCTCTGGAATTTATCCTGCATTCTAACGCAGACTCCAACAAGGGGGTGAACATTGAACTCGGTGCTTTTGTCAAAGTTTGCGAAGGGGTTATCGCAGCTTTGACCACCTGTGTAGTCATTGTTCTTATTGGCGGTAAGCTCCAGTATATGCTGGACTTCCATTGTACGGAAGTGTTCCCACCAATCCTTGTTGAATCTGGTTTCCGGTTCCATTAGAACGGACTTGCGTCAGAGGTGACAGGGGTTGGCGCACTTGCGTGACTCTCACGAGCCTCGGCTTGCTTGTCTTCCGGGGCGTAGTCAGCAGCCACCGACAGATAAGGTCGGTCATCTGCGAACGATTTCTTCCACCCCTTGAGGTAGTAAAGCCCAGGCTTATCCACGTATATTTTACCTGTGTAGTCCGGGTGCGTTTCTTTCTCCTTGCGGTCATTAACCGCAAAGAGACCTGTGTTTGGTTTGTATTTATTAGCCATATTATTATTTGGTGTTAGGGTTAGAATCCTACTTGCTTTGCATCGTGCTTCTTCTGCATATCATCGAAGACAACGTCCTTGTTGCGTGGTACACGTTTACCGTGGTCGTTGGTTGCATCCGCATCCTTGGTATCATCAATAGCGAAGAGACCATTGAGTGCGTACTTACGAGCGTAAGAACTAGCCGAGCCAGTAATCTGGGCATCGTCCATACCCTTCTTGATTTCGGCTTCACGAGCGAAGGCAGTAGCGGATACAGCGAGTTCAGTTTCGTTGTCCGCTAGACTTGCGGTAGCCTTGACGTAGACACGACCACCGACTTCAACGATGTCGTCTTGGATGACGATGGAGCAACCCCACTCAGCGAGTAAAGGTTTAACGGCGGTGAGGATGTCCTCACAGGAGCGGTACTTGTACCCTCCGAATTTATTAGTCTGCCCCTTCGGAGCTTTGAGGGATGACTGAATCCCTTGTAGTTTTTGTCGTATATTATGACTCATATTTTTTCTTGAGTAAACTGCGGTATAAATCTTTTCGGCGGGGTGCGTTACGCTTGGCGTATTTAAGTTCATCTTCGGTCGCTCCCATGTCTTTAAGAACATCACTTTGCTCATCCGATGTCAAGCTCGTAGCCCATCTATTTACTAATTGTTTTAGACCAACAGGATGCAGAATATCTGTTTGTTCTTTCTCAAGATAATCAGCGGCTGCACGTAAGATTCTAGGGAAGTTTTTGTACTGCTGCCTGCACCTTGTATACAGGAAGTTTTCTATCTTGCCGATGAAGGCATTGCCGGAACGAGAGATAACGCCACGGACCATCCCGGTCTTATGGTCGTGGTCTAGGACCCAGTCAGCCGTGTACCCACCCAGGATGGGGCAGCGACTTGGCTTGTGCTTCTCTCGGTAAGATTTTATTTCAGTCTGTTTAAGGTAGGGCATGACTATAAAGAGTTAGTGGGTTTAAGTTTTTGATAAAATCCAACTACAAAGAAACAAGCCCTATTCACATTCCATTCTGCGACTATAAGCTCGTCTTCTTTACTGTAAAAACAGTAAATCCCCTTGGACTCGAAAACTTGCCATATCTCAAGCAGATTATTGTCTTGGTCGTAAAAGTAACCAGTTTGGGGATGCTTATGTATTGTATTTATTTTATTTGCCATATTTATAGTGAGTTCGTGGGTTCATCGTTAAGGACAGCAATCGCTTGGCGTAGCTGCTCAATCCTTTCGATAAACCTTTCCTTCTCCATCCTAAGACTTCTAATCTCTGTATGGGCAAAACTAAGCTCGTGTCTTAGGTTGGTCACCTCGGTCTCCAAGATGATGTTGTCTCGCTTGAGTCCGGTAACTTCTCGCTCAAGTCTATCGTGGTAATCAGTATTTCTATTTGTCATGGCTTGATTATTTTGGTTAGTGGGAGCAGGATTCCCTTTGATGTATTTTCATCTCCGCCCAGTTTATCGGAACTAGTCCCAAGCAATGGACGGATAATGTCTTTTAATTTTTCTGTCTCAATCAGAATAAATAAATGCCCAATGTCGAAGCAGTAAAAGTCAGCCTTGGTTCTTGATATACCGGAAGGCTTACCCCTTGATTCGTATTCAATAAATAGATTACCGGTATCTTTGGCTTTGATGTCGGACTTCACCTCGATTGTTTTGTTATCGAGGATTTCACCGAGGGCTTTTTCTGATAGCATCCCTACAGCCAGGTCGTATTCAAAGTCAGATTTGTAGTCCATGTTGATTGGTGGAGGTGGGAGGAATCGAACCTCCGTCCTCTGGCGACTGCATTACTTCGCAATCCTTAACCAGAGTCGATGACCTTGCACCCCCTGTTATATCCGTGACGGAAAGGATTCGACCTGTCCCGCCATTCTTGAATTGAACCCTGTCGTCCTTGCCAGCGTTTACACGTAGCAGGAGACGGACAGCTTTCTTCTCATCGCCAGCCCACTTGTAAGCGCGGAACTTCATGTCCCCCATCTCATCGTGGGTGTATTCGATTTGGTATTCCCTCATACTACTCTTTGGATAAGGGTAACGAAGGCTTTGGCTGCGGTTGCTGGGACGACTCCGTTTCCCAAGAGCCTAAGTCTGTCCACCCGACTGGAAGACCCATTAGTTGCTCGACCCAGTCCGGGTTGAGTTTCCCTGTCGCCTTGCCGCAATGTCCGGCTATGTCCTCCTCTAGGTTCGCCTTCTTCCGATTCGCAAGTTGCTCCCTGTTCTCGTCCGTGATTGTTGGGTGAACCTTGTTGGCTCTTGGTGTCGGCCACGACTCTTGGTTCTTCCCATTCGTATTGGGGTTCGCTTGGTCTTGCAGGCCAACGTGTGCAACACGCTGTCCGAGGGTCTGCTTGGATGGGTTCGCTCGACTCGGCGGGACGGTTGCATTGCTGTCCTTCCAGTCTCGTGTCGTTGCTGTCGGCCAGTTCATCACTTCCTCCCTGAGATTCTTGCACCCGCCCTTCTTCTTGGCTTTTGCTAGTTTCTCTGGACTCCTCGCTGGTAGTACATCCATCGTGTTGGGGGTTGCCCAGTTCTTCTTCGCTTCCTCCGCTAGAATCTTGCCTCCCTTTTCGTTCGGTCTTGAGCCTGGATTGGCTGCCCTCGGTGTCGGCCAGTTCTCCGCATTGGCTTCCCTCTGTGCATCCTTGTACGCTTGACACATCAATGGGTCTACTTGCTCCCTTAGATTGCCGGGTCGTTGGCGATTCTTCCTTGCTCCGTTGGTCGCTTGCTTCTTCATCGCCTCGTAACTCCGTGACGGTAGACAATCCATAGTGTTGGGCGTACCCCAAGATAAAGACTCGCTTTCTCTGGTGAGGTGCGCCGACTTCACTCGCTGAGAATATTCCTGCCGTTGCTCGGTAACCCAAGCCTTCCAACTCTCCGAGGACATACTTGAGAACTGATTCTCCGTCTGCGGTTTTGGCGGAGATGATTCCTTCAACATTTTCGAGGAAAACAATTCGAGGTTTACAGTCTCGGATTCCGTTTGCGATGAAAGGGAAGAGGTGTCGTGGGTCTTCTGTTGCCTTACGTTTTCCAGCAGCCGAGAAAGGCTGGCACGGGAATCCCCCAGAGAGGATATCCACTTTGTGACGAAACCTTGTGTAAGGGAAGGTCTTAACGTCCGTGAACACAGGTGCTGCATCCAAGTATTCCGCTTCCATCTTTGCAACCAGGTTCGCGCAAGGGAATCCTTCCCTCTCCACGTAAGCGATTTCTCTGAGATTTGGGAGAACTCTTCTGAGTCCAAGCCCAATGCCTTCGTATCCTGAACAAAGGCTGAGGTGTGTAATTGTTTCGGTAGTATCCACATTGTATCCTTTCTTATTTTATTACTGGGTTCATTCTCTTTTGCCAAAAAATCTTGGCACAAATTTTTGCGTTATCTATTCCCCACTTCATCTCGGCCGGTGTCCACTCTCGGTGGTGGTGTTGCTTAGTATCACAGTCAATGATTATACTTCGGCAACCGGGCAGGTAGTCCAGCTTGTGTTCCTTCATAAGCATGAATGATTCAATCGCCAGTTGCTCGCAGTCCTTCGGGTAGGTCTTAGCCTTGCCCTTGGTATTCGTGCGGCACTTGTAGTCAGCTAGGAATAACTTGCCCTCGGCATCGTGTCCAATGAAGTCCACGCTTCCGGCTATCTTGATGCGGTTACAGGCGACCAGTCGCTCACAGGCTATGGGGCTGACATCGTTCTCCTCAATCCATGTAACGAACGGCATCGCCCACATATCCCAGGGTGTCTCCTCTGGTGCGGCTTCGCCAAGCCATAGATGGTTGACCCATTGCTCGATACAATGGTGGACAGTCGTGCCGAACTCGGACGATGAAATGACATTGCCGGATATTGGATGCTCCCTTGTTCCGTACGTTAGCTGCTCAACGTCTTGCCATGCGAGGTAAGGCTTCTCTCTGGCAATCTCGGTTATCATCCTGGGCTTCCAGATTGAATCAATGAATGAATCCTTAACGATACCCAAGACAGTCGTAACAGATGGGTAAACCTTGGGTCCAGCTTTCTTAGCTTGGATAGGTGTTGATACATCAGCGTTGAAGATGGGTTCAGAAATATTTGTGCAGTCGTAGAAATGAGCCATAAAAAAAGGGGTTACCCTGATTAAGGATAACCCCTGTTGGGATGTCAAATCCCATCACACAGAACAATCATAAGTCTTTGTGTAGCATCATTTTGCGGATTACAATTCCGAATTATGGATAAGCTCGGTAACCGCTTCACGGAACGCAGAACGCAGGTCGGTGACCTCGGAGTCATACTCCTTGGTGATTAAATCATTCATAGTGTTCTTATCCCACACCTTGAACCAGTTATCCAGCGTAGTCCATCCAAGTCCCCTGTCCAGCAGGTAGTCCAGAATCTCGGTATCGGTTGCTGGCGGCAACTGAACCTGTTCCGGGATGATGTAGACATCGCCCTCTTGAAGTTCGTGGAAGTAAGCGTCTTTGAAAACAAGCCGTGAGCCAGATTTGACTTGGACTTGGATAAGCTCTCCATCGGAGAGTTGTTGCCCTTGCGGGTACGTGTACGTTTGTATTGTTTGTTCCATTTTATTTGCAGGTTACATCCAGGTTGAGGATGTAAATAATGATTAAGAGAAGGCTCGCCCCAAAAAGGCAAACCAAAAGAGCGAGAGCGGAGTCTAAGACTCGCTTCCCTCCGTGTACTATTTTTTCTAGGTCTTGGTTTTTCATGGTTGATGAGTTTGACAATGCCCAATGTTGTAATTATTACTTAAGGAACACAAGGCTTAAGTTTACCAACCGCCTTGGCTTGCAGGCCAAAGGCGGCGGTACGTGATGAATAATGAAACTAAAGTAATCCGGTTACTTAAGTAACTTGCTTGGTTCGTATTGAAATGGAGGGAACTCCTCCATGATGCCCTCGATTTCGACTGAGTCCATGAGTGGACAGAGTCCCTCGTTGTTGAGGCACAGGGTGAGACCACCGCTGCCGTCCAGAATGTAGTCAATCATCTTCTTGTAGTAATGCTCGCTGTCTTCCGGGTTCTTGTAGGACTCAATGACCTCAATCAGAATCTTTAGGACCGGCTGGAACTCCTTTTGGATTTCCGGCAAGCCCCCGGTTCTACCCACGAAGGCGTGTAATACTTCGTAGATTGACTGGAGCTTACGTAGCTCGTAGGACGATTTACCTCTGGGCTTTGGGTAGTACCTCATGTTGATACCTCCTCTGCGATTTGGCAGATGCCTTGGATGAGTCCAATGATGCCAGTTGCGGAGAGGGTGCAGTCCTTGTCGCCACCCATGCCGTCATCGCCTAAGACAATGATACGGCCAGCCAGAGGCTGCGGGTATACTTCGTCAATGAATCGCACGGCACGAGTTGTGCCATTGATGAGTCCCTCGTCATCGAGGTAAAGGACGTTGCCGTCCAGGGCTTCGGAACGGACACAGGTGAATATGTCGCAGCCGATGTGCTTCTGGATGTCCTTGTAGTCACCCACCCGAACTTCAGTTATCGAGGGGATGAATGGGTCTATTAATATAGCTTTTTTCATGATATAATATTTATTGGTTGTTCGTTTTTGCACGGCACAGATTTGCACGGCACAGATTGTAGTTCCGGCACGGCACAGAATATGCACGGCACGGATTGTAGCACCCGGAAAATCCCGGATGCTTACACCGAAAAAGCCCCACCCTTGTGAGGTGAGGCTGTTTGTTAGGTTAAAGGTTAATGCTTTGCTTTACTGCATTGCAGGTTTCAATGCCATAAATGCGATGGATATCCTCAAGGCACAAATCCGCATTGAATTCATCAATGCATAGCTCCTTTTCACAGCGAAAGAAAAACAAAGCGGATGCAAGTTTGCAATCATCCAAAAAGCCTACGACATCAATTTCATTCGTAAGCGGATTGAAAAAAGCAAATCTATCGGTTTCAGTATGGTAAAGAATGTCATCAACGCTTGTGTGTTGCCATTCAAGATTTTCAGTTGGTTTTTTCATGATGTATATTTGTGTGTTATTGGCTTGTCTCATCAGCATCTGGAAGCCATCCCAGATGGACGCACCTTAGTGCGTTTCGACATTAGAGAATTGATGCAATCCTCCATAGGTTTATGACTCGTGATTCGTAATTGGGTGACTTATGCTCCCATCCGAAGCCACGTTCCTCATCGTTTGAGGTTATAGTATAATCATCTATTGAATCCCACTTTTCGTAGGAACGCTCCACATCCATGGTTTCGGGGTGAATGGCAATAATATGATTATTTTCAAGGTGAAGGAATATATGGTTAAAACCACCTCCAGATGACATGGAGTCCACATCCTTTACTCTGGCTTTGACGTTTTCAAAGAAGGAGTAAATCAAATGCTCCTCCTTGCAGTCTAGTGTCTTGATGTAGGACATTTCATTTTCTAGGCTCTTAGTAATATCTTTTGTCATAATATAATAGTTGGTTGATTGTTCGCACTCGCCATTCATGCAGACTTGTGACTGCCACCAGAGTGGGGTTGGTTTACGAACTTATGCCAAGCTCCACGGACGAACCAA